CAAAATCTTTATACATCTGCTCTACTAGCGAAGTCGTCGGAACAACTATCAGAGTATTTTTCCGTTTCTCAACAAAATATCGAACAATCGAATAGATCATCAGAGACTTTCCCGATGCAGTTGGGGATATCAACAGCTTTCTATTATGTCTTAGAGCGTCGTATACTCCCTCTACTTGATAATCTCTAGGTTTGTGTCTAGAGATAGCATTCATATAATCTTTAACACCTTCTTTTGATATACCCTCATTAATTTCAAAGGGTAATCCATAAAATTTACTTTCCGTAAATTCATAGGTGTATTGATGATCCTTACAAAATTGTATAATTCTATCTAATAATCCTACATATATCTGCCCATTCTGTATATTAAATAATCTTATTTTTCCATCCCAATACTTATTACGATAAGCTGGAGAAAATTTAGCACCAGGTACTTCAAAAGTAAACTGATCTGCTAGTTCGTAATAAATATGTACTTCTGCTTCTACGTGAAGGTATACCTCACTCTTCTTTGATATAACCAAATGTGACATAACATAATGTTCATTTGGAAATATTTATTCATGTAATCCAAGATGCTTTATGTATTGAATCCCCACCACCATAGTCACCTACAGGTACTATATTAAATGCCAAAGAATATCTAGGTTTATCACTTTTATGGGCATTAATCCTATGCTTAAGATAGCTAGGAAAAAATATTAAACATTTTTCTGATGGTTCTATTGCAACGTAATTTGCATTTACTGGATTTAACTCTTTTGTATTGAGCATATATGAGGATAAATCTGATAATGGATTTAAAAACCCAATAGTGGCAGAATCTTTATCATATTCATCAAAATAATAAACTCCAGAAAATGCACAATTCTTATGATTGTGGTATGCTGAAGATACATTTTTAGTTGTTTTTGTTATCCAAGAAGTTGTAATTTCGAATCTATTTTGATAACCTAAAGCTACATTTGCATATTCTTCAAAAATTTCTAGAAATAACTTTTTTATTTTTGGATATTTTTCTAGTACTCTATATTCATTATTACCAGATCCTTCTGGATCTTGATCATGACTCGTTATAGGGTTTATAATATCTGTACAATTTTTTAATTCGTCAGTATCTGCTTCTATTTTTAATTGTACCATTGGTATGGTAAATAAATTTGATAATTTTGGTTCATTCATTAGTTAAATCCTGTCTGGAATTTATGCCATTCGATAGCATTTTTGATTTGGTAAGTTCTATTTGAAATAGTTTTTATAATTTCTTCCAAGAATTTTAATGTGGCATCATAATATCTTATCTTCAAATCTATTGTAGTTAACCTCTCATCTGCTTCCAGGTGCCTCTGTATTGCGTCTTTTTCCCTAACCTTATACGGAAATGGTTCTTCGGCATATACATCTGGATCTGCCTTTCCTGTATAATAATTATATCTTTCTAATCTAACTTGATTGTATTGAGTTCTTGCTTTTTCACGCAAAAGAGTAACTGTATTATAAACTGTATAATACTTTGAGTGTAATTGTGGAATTTTTAAAGATTCATCATGTAGGTTATCGGGATCAATGGTAGAGTCATTCTGCCACATCTCCTGAATTTTGTCAAGATTCATAAAGGTGTACGTCCGTCAGGTTGAACTATATTATACACAGTATACTTGAAAGTTGCCTCTGCTGTAAAGTACTGTATATCCGTAGCATCAGATTCAAACTCTAAAGAAGTTAAATTTATTGGAAATAATTCTGAAAATTTTACAATAGCAATATCTCTATAATTACTGTTTAGTATATGTAAACTACCATCACTAAAAACTTCATTGGGATCGCTTATACCATCTTCATCCAAAATTCCTTTTTTATACTGTTCTGTTGTTTCTGGATATCCTAATGCAGTTAACCAATTATGAATTTTCATATAATTTTCAAGATTTTCATCAACCAAAAATCTTAAGGTAAAATCACCATACTGTAATTTATCACCAGGAGTATCAATATCTTTTAGGTAACTTGGCTGCAATGCAGTACCTAAATTAATTTCTGGAATTCTAGTGGAATTAGAAAAAAAACTTACTTTAGGTTCTTTTGATAATGTAAATTTAAATCCAACAGGAGATAAAAAATTTCTATTTTCTATCTGATTTGCAAATGCTCTTGCCATTACTCCTCAATTACAGTACTATTTTTAAATGCACCATTTGCATTAGCAACATCTCTATTACCAATTCTTCTTGTTGTTGGTGCTACCAATGCATCAGCATCTGATTTATTAGCAAATGATTTTCTATCTGCATAATTATCAGTCCATCTATTATCTTCTTTAAAATAAACAGTAGTACCTGTTAATACACTGGTTCTTTTTATATGATATGGCATTTATTCACTCTCCTTTTTAATTTGAATTCCTAGTAATGGTTTTTTCTTTTTCTTGTTATCTTCTGGTTTTTTAGCACCAATAGTATTTAATTTTGTATTTTGTGTATTAAATTTACTTGTACTTGATTTATCAGAATTATTTGCTGCAGCATTTTTAGATTTTTGGTTATCTAATTGCTTTTTTCTAATATCAGTAAATCTAGATCGATTATCAGCAAATTTTCTTTTTGCAATTTCTGCTCTAGTTGGTGGCCCTTCAGACTCTTCAGAAAACTGTTTAAAAAATTTCATTTTGCAGAAACAGATGATGAGTATTTTAGTTATTTAGACAAAAAAAGAGACCCCTTAAAGGAGTCTCTTTGGTTAAAGGAATTATATCCTTTCTTCTTACATGAGGTTAGCAACAGTAACACGTCTGTAGTAGCGGTTAGAGTTAACCTTAAGTCTACCAAGACCTGCATCAGTACCTTCAGCAAATGGGTTTGCAACGATACCATACCTTGTCTTAAAGCCGATTTTTGGCTGGAAGGTGTTCTCCCCAACTGCACGAACCATCTGTAGAGGAACGTATGGGCAGTAGAACAGTCCTGCGTCATAAGGTGAAGAACCCTTATAACCAACAACGTAATACTGGTTACCACTTCCGGAACCTGCTGTTGGAGTGTTAGCAGAATATGGGTCGATGTATACTCTATACTTACCTTGAAGTACACCAGCAAATGTATTGCCTGTGTCATCAACTTGTAGGTTAGCATTAAGAGCAGGAGTGTAGTCAAGTACACCAGCCATTGTCAATGCAGAAGCAACGTCTGCAGAGCAAAGGATCATGTTACCCTTTCCACGACGAGTTCTTTGTGCGATTGCGTTAGCATCTCTTTCCATCTGGAAGATCAATCCCTTGAACTTCTCAACTGACCATCTACCGTTTGAGTCAACGTCTAGGTCAAATGTACCAGCAGTAGCAACGTTTTGTGCAGCACCAGTTTCAGCAACCTTGTAGATTGTTCTAATAACTTCTCTGTTGATTTCCGCAAGGATTTCAGTAGAAAGGATATTAGCAAGTTCTGCTTCAGCATTCAATCCGTGGATTGCCTTAAGGTCTTGAGCAAGCTCTAGTGAGTACTCTGCCTTTAACGCACGAGATTTCGCAGTAACTGTTACTTTCTCGATGCTGAATGCCATCTGGTTGAAACCAGCGCCTTCAGAACCTAGATTTTCAGCATCCTCTGTATCCATACCGCGACCAGTAGGATATCCTTTTTGAGTTGTATCAGTACTTGGGTTAAGTAGTGAAGGATCTGATGTTGATGATCCAGTTGTACCGAAACCAACGTTGACGCCTGTTTGACCGCCTTCGTTTTGGGTATAACCTGTACCAATATCACCAGCAGCCAACGCAGTAGATACACCAGAGAATCCAGTGTCTGCTTCGTTGAATAATGCTTCTGTGCCGTCTTGTGCCTTGTAGCGTGAACGCATTGCAAAGATTAGTCCAGTAGGACCAGTCATTGGCTGAACACCTGCTAGGTCATATGCGACCAAATTAGGCATTGAACGACGGATCAAGCTGATAAGAACAGGGTCGAAACCTGCGGTAGGACCACCAGCTGGTGCTAGTCCACCAAAACCTGAACTTGTATTACCGTTTGATCCAGTGCTGTTAGTTGGAACAGCTTCTGAAAGGAATTCTCTTTCCTCTCTAATTGCGTTTTCTTGGTTCTCCAGAAGAACTGCGGTTACCATTCTACGATGTGAATCCTTAATTGGATCTAAACCATCGTAATCAAGTAATGGTGCCCACTTCTCCTGCAGATGCTCTTGATTCATGGGAGCTTGCATTTGAAATTTACCTCTTTAAAAAAAAGTTTAGTTGAATTTATTATTTAAAAATCACTTTTTAGAGACTCTAGCTAGAGACTGTAAGTAAGATTCCATCGCACCAGTGACTTCTGGTGGACGACCTATTTCTGTACCTTCAGATAAATTCTCTGTATCTTCTCTTGGAGTACTAGCACTTTCTTTAAAGTATGAATTCTTTAAAGTAACTAGTTTCTCACGATAGCCATCTTCACTTTCGAACTCAACATTTTCGGCAAGTTTAGCAAATTTATCTTTCTGTGTTACAGCAAGACCTTCTGAAACTTCTGCAAAGATTACATCTGCAGATGATTCGGCTAATCTCTTATTAAGAGCAACGTTCTTATCGATTTGCTCGTTGAGTTTATTTTCCATCTCATCTAACTTCTCAACCATACTGTTGAGAACATCATATTTTTCGTCAGGGATTTGTACATAATGATCTTCAAAAAGACTCTTCATTCCAGTTAAGAATGATTCAGTCATTTCTGTCTTAAGTCCAGACTCGATTGCTAATTTGTTTTCTGCAACCCACTCATCAGCAACATACTCTAGGTATGCGTCAAGTCTTTCTGTAAGTTCTGTTTTAACAGTAGCTACTTCTTCAGCAATTGATTTCTCATACTGCTCTTCTAGCTCTGCTTTTACCTCAGAAATCTTTACCTTAATTGCCGTTTCAAAAATGGTACGTGCCTTATTTTGAAACTCTTCAGAAAGCTCTTCACCAGCAATAAGTGCATTGAGGTCTTCCTCAACATCAATCTTATCTTCGGCAACTACTTCCTCTTCAGTAGTCTCTTCTTCGGCAACAACTTCTTCAGTAGAAGTTTCTTCTTCAGAAACAACCTCTTCTTCTTTAGCTGGCTCTTCAGAAACAACCTGATCTTCAGGCTTTTCTTCCTCCTCTTTAGCTAATTTTTTAGGAGCCTCTGCTGCTTTTGCACCTTTATTAACAATATCTCTAACTTGCTTTAAAGTTGCTGCAGGATCCTTTAACTTTGCTGAATCGTCATCAGACTTGTAGTTTTCAGGAGTAGGTCCACCAAGGTCTTCCCACGTAGCGGGAGTTCCACCTGTGGTTAACTTTTGCATTGGTTCTGCAGGTTTTGCACCTTTAGTAACCGCGTTTTCTTCGATGTTTTCCATTTTCTGTAAATCGTTACCAACGGACATTTTTTTTAGATCTCTTTAGTATTAATCTGTATTTATTTATAGAATTTATAGATTTGAAAGGAAATTAGAGAATAAATCTAATTTATGTTCCTCTAATTGTTGTGTTCCTCCTAACCTATCAATCTTATCTTTAATTCTTTGTGCAGCTTGTTCACGAAGCATACCTCCTTCCCAAACCCACTCTTTTCCTTCCATAATTCCTGATACAAAAGCATCAGGTGCAGATGGATCTGCAACTATATCAGCAGCAGTTGCTAACATAAAATCTTCACCAACAACTTTATGACCTTCATTTGTAGTTGATAAAGAACCAACTCCACGAGAAGAAACTCCAAGAGTTACACCTTCATCAATTAAAGATTTTGCAATCTTACCCATAGGGGTATCAAGAAGTTGTGCCTTACCAATAAAATTATTACCTTCT